TTATTCGAAGGATCATGTTTAATAAAGTCACCCCATTTGTATTTTGCATATAAATGACCACGCTGTTCAGCTTCTTGTCTCTTCTTTCCGGTAACGCTACTAGATGTGAAATGATAGAAATGACAATTATAGATTCTTGTTGATCCTATACCTGATAAATTACATTTTAAAAAGAAATCCCAATCGGCTACCATTCCTAATTCATAATTTTCATCCCATCCGCCGATTCTTATATAATCTTTCTTTTTCATATAAATTGGTAATGTAGAACCAGCTATATCCATAACATCTTTTGCTATTGTATTTTCATATGAAGTAAATTTATCCAACTTGAATGACTCAACATTGAGTCCAAAGTCTTTTATCAAAAATTGAGGAAATATAGAAGGATTTGGTTCTATTTGATTTGGAACAATCATTTGATTGTCTTGTAGCTTCCAATGTTCTAATTTTAAATTCCATTGATGTGGAAAAACATTATCGTCATTTACAATTAAAATATTTTCATACTTTGCATTATAAACACCTAGATTAGTTCCTTTACACAAACCTTGATTAGTTTCTAAATTTAAGACATCTATGCTATCTTTCCATTTTTCTAGAACTTTTTTATTTAAGTCATAGAATCCATCTACCACTACTATAATTTGGTTTCGTTCTGTTTGTCCTTTAATTGCAGATTCTAAGCATAAATCTAACATATCTGGACTCTTATATGTTGGTATTATTACTGATATCATATTTTACTCCAATCTGTTAATGGTGCTAACCACATTGTTTCTCCATGAGTTGAATATCCTGGTATAGAAGTTATTAATAATTCTCCTGCTTCTCTTAGTTCTAAAAACATTCTAAAATCATCTGGATGCGTGCCTGATGTATGTTTTCTTAATATTGATTCTGTTCGTTTTAGTGTAGATACTTTTGCAGCAAATGTCATTGTTGTTGAATTGGTTATTTTCCAATGGCATGAATCTGTTAAATATACTCTTGTATCTTCTGCTTTTCCTTCGCAATATGGATTTCCTCCGTATGATGGATCCATATATTTGTCTGGATGATCATATAATGAAACAAATGATGCACCTAACGAAAATCCTTCTTCTAGTATTTTTTGTGATTCTGGTTTATGTAAATAATCATTTTCTATAAAATAAACTATATCGTCATCATTATAAGTAAGTGCCTTATCCAATGCTAGATTAAATGTACCTGCTCCATTGCCCACTGAGACATGATTTATAGAATCATTAGTTTTATAAATTTCAATCATATTACAGGTTTCTGTTGAGCAATTGTCTGCTATAATAGACCAATCTGCATCTTTAAATATTTTAGTTGCATTTGCTAAACATTTTTCATTGTCTATATAATCAGGCTTTACTTTATTATATCCTGCGTCTGATATTCTATATATTATTTTCATTATATTAAATCTAAATATTTTTGTGTTTGTTTTTTAATGTCAAAGTATTCTTCTGCTATTTTTCTAGAATCTATAGGTTCGGCTTCTATAAAATTAGATTTTATTTCTTGAATAATACTTTCATATGTAGGCTCGTAATTTTTATTTCTTCCGGAACAATTATTATATACAAAATCTTTAATAGTATTTTCATTAATAATTCCATCAAATCTACCTCCCATATAATCACGAGCATCACCAACAAATACACATTTGCCCATTGCTAATCCTTCGTATGCTGATCGTCCTAATCCGAATACTAACTGCGATCCTCTGATTTGATTTTCTATATCCCAAACAGGATTTTTATATTTATCATTATATGTTATATCTACTCCAAAATATTTTGCAACTTTTGATAACATATTATTAAAATATTCAGATTGTGATAATGAGCATATTTTTGTAAAATTTTTATCTGAAGTAGTATCTAGATTAAATCTATCTAAGTCAATACCATTATTGATAACTGTAGATATTATATTTTTAGATTGTAAATGATCTTTAACTTCATCACTTATAGATACATATTTTATATCTGGTAGACTAGGATGTGGTTGTTCTAATGGAGGAATATAGCCATGGCAAGTTTGAATTATTTTACTATGATCCTGAGTTACCATATTTTGAAGTACCCAATCTATAGTTGAATTGTGATTTAATAAACATAAGTCGTATTCAGGAGAAATGTTATTTATATTCATACCATTTTCTGTTCGTAGTCGTTCAGAAACAATTCCAGGTTTTGGAGTCAATATAGTTATATCATGTCCTTTTCGTTGCATTTCAACGGCCAAGGTATAAGTAAAAGTTTCACTTCCTCCTAAAAAGTCTAAGTGATTATTTGATATTAATATTTTCATTTTATTAATCTTTTATATATTGCTCAACATTATATTGAGGTATCCATTTTAATTCTTTTTGAGTATCATTAACAGGTAGTTCGCTATTTTTTCGATCTCCTGGTCTTGCTTCTATATATTCTATAGGATGATTAAATAATTTTGCTATATCTAATATAGAATATTCAATTCCTGTTCCTAAGAAATACTCCTTATTCTTTAATTGTTTCGAAGACAATATCAAACCATTTACTATATCACGTACGTGAGTGAAATCTCTAGTTTGGGATCCATCGCCTGTTACTGTTAATGGTAAATTTAAACTTTTTTGATGTTTAAATACATCAATTACATTTTGATAATTTTGTGTATTCCATGCAGTTTTAGTATCAGATCCATATACATTATAAAAATAACATATAGAATAATTTAAGTTGAACCACTTTCCGTAATTTTTAACTAGCTCTACAGAGAATCCTTTAAAATATGAATATGGAGAATGATTAACTCCTTCTGTAGCAAACTTAGTTGATGAAGCTGAATAAACTAAAGGTATATTCAATTCAGAACATAATTTAATAATATTAAATGATCCTACTATATTACTATCAAATACTGCTTCTATATCTTTAAATGATGGAGCTATTCTAGAATATTCTCCTAAATGATAAATTAATTCAATGCTATTTTCTAAAATAAAGTCACGATTTACATTTTTTGAATGTTTTTTAATATATGTTACATTAATATGATCTATATGATTTGATTCTAATCCTACTGAATAATCATCTATAGATATTATTTGATTATTATTACATAATTCTTGTATTAAAGAAGAACCTACATAACCTGCTCCTCCTGTAATTAATATTTTCATATTGTTGCCTTTATATTTAATTTATCTATTTCTATCATTGAATTTAAAATTGATTTAGATAATAAATTAATTCCTTCTTCTGTTTTTAAGAACATAACATCATGTAAATTATTCATAAATCCACATTCCAATAATAAACAAGGATTTACAGATTTAAGTGGTAATCTAAAGGCTTTCTCAAAAATACCTCTATTCGGAATAACCTCAGAAATATTATCTTGAAATATCCAAGCATATTTTCTACCTTCATTATGACGATAATAAAAAGTTGTTATTCCGCTTTTTTCTGTTTGAAAACATTTATCATCACCGTTCATATGTATAGACAATACAAATGCATTTTTGTAACTATTTGCTCTTCTTGCTCTTTCATCAATATCTATATCTTCTAATTCTGGTGTTAAATTTATTATTTGTATTCCAAATTCTTTTGATTGATCTATTATACATTTAACCACTTTTCGATTCCAATCTCCTTCATATAATATAGAATTATCAGGTAAAATAGGAGATTTTTTATATAATGATTTAGTTAGACTTTTTTCGTCTTTTACTCCTCCGTGGCCGTTGTCTAATAACCATATCATTTTTCTATTTGGCCTATAGAATTATCTATTACTGCAGTGGGGTCTTTTCTTTGATCCCATTGTATCAAATCATATCCAAAATCTGACTTTTCATGTATTGCTCGTCCTCTTCTATATTCCCATTTAGACACAATTTTGCCATCTGGCGTTTTCATCTTCGTATTATGATCTGTTAAATGATTTACATAATAATCACATGCGTTCTCCCAATCCTCTACAGTAGTAGCTTTACCATAATGTTTAACATACCCTGCTTGTTTTCCTCTTGGACCTACACCAGATGGAGATCTTCCATTAAATCGAATATTAGGAGTAGGTCGGAATAACATTAAAATATCTCTAAATTCTGGCCCCATCCATTTTCTGTCTAAGAAATGCGTATCAATATCATCTTTAGTAATATAGTAATCAAATAATCTTAAAGAATACCAGTCTATGTTAGAATCTGAAAAATCAATATTATCAAAATCTGCAAATTCATCTGCGTCAAAATAATATATCCAATCTGGATTTCCTTTTAAACATTCATTATATACTAGTTGTCGTAAAGAACCTTCTGCTTCCATTCTTTTTACTGGTTCTGCGTCCCACTTTGTACCTTTTATAACTTTTACTACTTTAGGATGTGCTTCACAAATTTCTACCGTTTTATCGGTACTACAATCATCATATACATATATCTCATCTACTAATTTAGAAACATGATCTAAAGTTAACTGAATAATATTTTCTTCATTACGTATTCTTGTAATACCAATTACTTTTACATTTTCTTTTTCTATTTTAGAATATCTTTCATTTTGTTGTTCTTGTCTGTTAATTGTTTTATTATGAATTATACTCCATTCTTCTGAAACAGGCAAGGCAGCATATGTTTTATATCCAGAAACCATTCCGTGTACTTGATGGCCGGACCATTTAATCGAAGGATCATTTTTATATATTCTTTTTTGTTGATCAGGCCAATTTACCCAACCTTTTTCATTTACATTCCATCCCCATTTTTGTATATGATTATCTGTTAATCCATTAACAAAGTTTTTTCTTGGACTTATTAATACGTCGACCGGATTAACTTCTAGTACAGCTTTTAGATTCTTAACTAAGAATACTTCTGGAAGTTCATCAGCGTCTAATTGAAATATATAATCTCCAGTACACTTACTATTTAAATAATTTTTATTTTCTAGAAAATTTTGTTGAAAATCAAATGGATAATAAGATATAGTTTCTTTATAATTTTCTAATATTTTTTTTACTTCTGTAGTAATCCTATTTTGATCATATACAATTACTATTTCATCATTATCATCTATTATTCGACCAAGATATAAAATTAAATTTTCTAACTCTTTATCTTCATTACATACTGTAAGTCCGTAACTTATCTTCATTATTGTTCCTTTATTATACTTTTCTTAATTCTGGTAATTTTAAATTTCCTTTACCAGTTTTGCCGTCTAATTTTGGTAAATCTATATTTGGTTTACCAGAGACTCCGTCTAATTTTGGTAAATCTAATTTTGGTAATTGTAAAGTTTGTCCAATTGGCACATCAATTAATTTTGAATCTATATGTTCAAATAATTCTATATATTTTTTTGTTATTGATTCATATGAAAAATTGTCTACTGAGTGTCTTATATGCTTTCTAGACAAAGCTAAGTATTTGTTATAATGTTTTATTATATCTTTAAAGATTTTTGATACTGCTTGATAGTCAGGTGTAAACCACTTGGCACCTGCTATTAGAAATGGATTCTGCGCAGATTTATGTATTTCTGTTAAGCCTCCTGGAATTGGTATCATGAATTCTGGATTCAAGAAATCAGTCTGTCCTGAATATAATGGTGCTATAATAGGTTTGCCGGTTGTAGTAAACTCTAATAATGGACGACCAAACCCTTCAGCTTTAGTTAATGATACCATAGCTTTAACTTTTGTATGATTATATAAAGAATTCATTTCAGAGTCTGATAATTCTCCGTGGAGAACATATATATTTGGAAGTTTATCTGTTTTACTAAATAAATACTTCAATTGATCTATTTTTTTGTTTATATCTATTCTATCTACTACCGAATAAGTTGCACCACTAGTTTTTAATATTAAAGCTGGTTGTTTTTGTTTATTTTTAAATGTCTCTAAAAAAGTATGTATCAAGCCTGTTATATTTTTTCTGTCTTCTCCAACTTGTCCTGCTAACCAATGTCCTACAAATAAAAAACAAAAAGATTCTTTTATATCATTAATTCCATCAATACTATTCATAGGTAATGATTTTGAATAAGTATTAACATCAAAATATTCTGAAATTACTTTTATTTCACAATTAATAGTTAAGTTATTATTTTCTGCAGTATTTAGAAAAACTTGTTTGGTAAAATTAGATGGAACTATAATTAAATCCATTTTATTTATATTTTCAATCCATTCTGGAGGACAAATATCTCCTTCAGTTGCTGCAGTTACTCCAATATTGTAATGTTTTCCAATTGGTTGAAATTCGTTTGGTACTGTTATTTGTACCCAAATATCTGGTTGCTCTTTTAATGGTAATGGTACAATTCGTTTTTTTAAATCATCAGATATGGGATAAGTATATGGTGTATTTCCCCATGGCATTGATATTAGTTGTATGTCCCATTCTTTATCTTTATGGTCTATTATTTGTTTTATAAACTCCCTAGAGTGATGTCCGTATCCAGATTGTGTAGATACTGGACTTGATATTACGCATTTTCTCATACTATACCCATTTCTTTATATTGTATTATTTCTGTTTTATATAACGTATATTTAGGTCTATTGACCTTTGGTTGTTCAAATAAAAAGTCAATCATTTCTATCATTTTATCTGCCATTTGTTTACTTGTTAATCCATTTTCTAAACAAAATTGTCTTCCGGCTAAACCACATTCAGTTCTTTCATTATATGGAGTTTGAAACCAATCATTCATTGCTAATGCAACATCTTCAAAACTGACTCTATCATCAAAAATATACGGAGTTACAGGTGATCCTTGTAAAGATCTATTTGACGGAAATACTGGTATAGCCCATTTTCCATGATTAAGTTTATATCTTCCATTATGATTTGTAGAAAATTTATCATCAAATGTAATCCATTCATTATTTTCATCTAAAAATCCACATTGATCCTGTAAGCCTCCTGTCACACTATTAATAACTGGCGTTCCAGCTAATAGTGATTCTGTACAGCTTAGGCCCCATCCTTCATTGCTAGCAATATTAATAGTTACATCTGCTACATTATACATAGCATTTAATTCTGCTGGCGGTACCTTAGCTTCTGAAAATATTATTTTACATTCTGGAGCTATCTTTTCATGTATTGCTCTTAAATCAGTTCCTGCATTATCTACAGGTGCTGTATGCATTACTAATCCTACTTTATCTTGTTTGTCTGGTGGTAAAGATTCTCTGAAATGTTTAAATGACAATATAACATCTCCAGGTAACTTTCTTCTTATATTTCTATTATTCCAAAAGAATACAAAATCAATATCTCGTTTTACTTTTATTTCTTGATAATACTTCTGATAAAGTTCGTCTTCAGCTGATATGGGTTTATATATAGTATTATCTAGACCATGGGGAACAAAACCTGTTACTATTTCGTCCCATTCTAATGATTCGTCTTTGTCTATAGTTTCTTTATCATAATCATATACTCCAAATCCGTTCTGTTTAAGAACTTCGATGTATATTATCAGATTGTTTTGAAATTCCCATAATTAAATCACAACTACCATAGAATGGAGCATTCCACATTGGATAAGGTAAATCATCCCATATCGAATAATATATAATTGGAATATTATATGTAGTTTTAATTTCATGTTCTAATGCGTATAACCATTCCCAGTATCTAGGATCTGTAAAATGAAATATAGCATCTGGCTTTTCACTATTTAATACAGCAAATAATATATTTCTATCCCCATAACCATTATATGGAATAATTTTTACGTCTGCATCTTCAATCCCTGTTTTTTCTTGTACTTCTTTTGAAACATCAAAAGCTTTTCCAGCATCTGGGTGATTAACTGCTGCACCTATTTGTACCCAATCATATTGACGAGCTGTATTTAATATAATTTCTTTTGAAATAGTTCCAATTCCAGATGGTAATCTAAAATCATCTGCTAACAATAATATTTTTTTCTTTTTTGATTTCATTATATCCTTTATATTAACCTAATATAACTACTGGTTTATTTAATTTATTTATTTTATTAAATGCTGTTTTTAATTGTGGATTCATTTCGTTTTGATTATTTAATAATATCATATAATCACAATTTTCAGCTAATAATCTCATTCTATGTAATAATTGAGAAAAATGATAACTTTTTCCATAATAACCTTCTGGTAAAGCTGAATATAAATTATGTCCGGAATATGATGGATTGTATTCTTCATATTTCATTCCAAATTCCAATGCATATTTACGAACCATAAAATTAGCTCCTTCTTTGCCACCAGCTCCTACAATTATTGGACTGTCATAATCAGATCGAAGTTTATTCAATATTTCTTGAACTTTTCTACGATTTTGCCATTCTTTATTTCCAATAATTGCAATTCTCATATTAATCCTTAAGAAGTTTTTTAGAACTTTCTAATTCTTTAGATAAACGTTCTGTAGTGCTTGTAGTGTGGGATAACATCATTTTCAAAGCATCTAATTTACCTTGTGCTTCTGAAAATTTTTCTATAAATTTATCAATTTCATCTACTATATCTGGATGTTCTCCTATTCCAACTGCATTGTTCATGTATACATCTAATTTTGCAACTGCTTCAGTTTTTTGTGCATGATATTTTGCATATAATGCATCTAATATTAATCCATTCATAATATTCCTTTCTTTTTATTATAATAAAAATTATTCACGAATCCTATTTTCTTTAGGACAATTTTCATAATCTGTTTTAAATGGACACCATTTACAATTTTTAGCTCCTTTACCAGCTAGTGCCATATAAATTTGATCTATTCTTTTCTTGCCTTCATTATCAAAACAATGTTCTATAAAAGAGTCAATACTTTTTTGTACTTTTTTTCTTGTAACTGATCCAGAAGCTGGATTTAATAATTGTATCCTTTTTTGAGGAAACATTGATTCTTCTAATAATTTTCTCTTAACTATAAAAAATTCAATATCAATATTATCGATAGGTGTGCCAAATTGATCTGAAAAATATTTCTTATAGGCAACTAGTTGTGCAGCTTTCAACTTATCTGCTTTTTGCCATTTGTTCCAACCCATTCTACTGGTTTTAATATCTATTACCGTAATCTTATTTAATACTGTATTTCTTACTACGATATCGATAAATCCATACCAATATACATTCTTATTAACTGTTGATGCTGGAACTGCTAATTCAACTTCAATTCCAACTAACTCCATATTTTTAGTTGAAAAATATTGTGCTCTTCTCTTTTTGAACCATTCTATAATTTGGATGCCGTCTTCTAAATGTTCAGCTAACTCAGATGGAGTTGAAAAATGTTCTCCATTGTTAGCATCTACACCTTTTTTATATTCCATCTTTAAACATGTTAATAACATATCACGCAAATCTAATTCATTTGCTGCTTTAACAGAATCAGTATACATTACGGTTAAATACTCTTGTAATGTTTCGTGAAATGCAGTTCCAAAACATGTTGCTATACTATGAGTAAATGGAGCTAATTTATCAATATATGAGAGTTTCCATTGTTTAGGACATTTCTCAAACATTGACCATTGCGAATACGATATCTTTGCCGGAGCTTTTGATATGTCATTCAATGATAACTTATATATAGGATTTATATATCCTGACTTCATGATGAAGCTTCAGTTGGTTCTTCTTTTTCCTCTAATGTTTCTTTGAGGTAATTTCTAGACTCTTCTATCAAATTGTCTTTCATTTCAGAAATATATTCATAAAATAATTCAAGATCTTCATCATATAATTCATCGTTATCTTTATATTTTTCGTCATCGCTATCTGGATATTCTTTTTCGAATTCATCTTCAACAATAACTTCCGAACCTGCATGTGATGCAAAGCCACCACTAACATGTAAATATGCTTCGTCTTCACTTCGCAATTCCATAGAAAATCCGTTTTTAATAGTATTTGAAACAAACTCTGCTAATTGATGAAATAATTCTTCTGGACAATACCATGCTGAATCAAATGTAATATCTATATAATCTTCTCCATAGTGCCAATCATGTACAAAGCACCACTTTGCTCCTAAATTTTCAACCATCCAATCTCTTGTAGGTTCTTCTGGAAAATTTGGATATATTTGTTTGTATATTTTGTTTGCTAATAGTGAAGACTTTTCCATCCAGTCTGCTTTCTCTATTTCTTCAGAGTAAAAAAGATTTGTTAATTTTTCAATAGATTCTTTAGTACTTTCTATTGTCATAACGGTGTATACATTGTTTGCCATAATAGTTTCTTCTTTTATTTATAATATAAGTAATTATTTGGATTCATCCAAATGTTCTGTTAAATAAATATTTATTAGATCGATTGATTTTTGTAGATCTTCTTTAAAAGATCCTTTTCTTCGACATCTAACTATACGTTTAATAATATCAAATTCATATGAATTCAAGTCCCATTCTTCTGAAAATTTATATAAGCTAGATTTTCCAACATAATGATATTGTGTATTTATTGATTCTGTATTAGTTGATTCAAATGTCATTTTTTACCTTTCAACATTGTTTTTATCTCTTTTTCTGTATATCCATATAATGATAACAAAGAGCTGCAACTATCTTTTGGCATTAGATCGATATAATCAATGGCTTCCAATTGACTTACTAGATAGTGGTCTGCAATTTGTGAAACTAGTTGTTTATTGTACTTATCTTCCTTTTTTCCTTTTATGTACTTAGCAAAGGTTCTCTGGGCAGGTAGAAGGCCGTGATAGAGACGATAAGTATCCCTGGGCGATAATATCCCGATTGTATACTTCTGTAACTGATTGATTATTTCAATTAGTTCCATTCTCATTGATAACCATCTGTTAACTATGAACGGAGAGAACTTTTTATGGTCTATATCTGTATATTTAGACCATTCTTTCTTTTCATGAGTCATACCATTGATAAAGTCAAAAATAGTTGCAGGTTTCTTTGTCATAAATTATACTTTTGTTTATATTTTTCTACAAAATGATCTCCAACTGCTAATTCTAAAAAGACAGCTTTTTCCGGTACTCCAGGCAACTTCTTCTCATTAACAGTGTCGACATTTTTATTTTTATATACTTTCATTTTAGTTTTAGCATTTGATCTATTTGAAGTTTTAAATACTAAAACAACAGGTCCTTTTATATACGGAGCTCCCATTATTTTGCCTCCGGTTGAAATTCTTCTGGAACGTAACCACAATCATCACATCTAAATACAGGAACTGGATAAACTGTGTCTTTGTCTTGTCCTGTTAAAAATCTAGATACTTTATTAATGGCCATAACTTGCCTAAAATACATTCCTCCACATTCAGTGCAGGTCATCGGTTTTAAATCAGATGCTTTGATATTTGGTTGTGTATTCATTATAATTCATTCATTAGTTTAACAAACATTGACATTATATTAATTTCTTTATCAACTACATGAGAATCAGTATATTGAGATTCTGCTATAATTAATATACATGATGCTATAGTACCTGTAGCAAATTCGTCTAAATTATCATATAAAAATGTATATAATGGTGTAAAGTCTTTTACTTTACTATCTGCAATAATTTGTCTTATTTGTTTAAAAGATTCTTTTTTATCTTTAATATTTTTTAAAATATTTAGTAATTCTGTCATATAATTAGCTTGTACTACACTATTTTTGTCTAATACTAATTTACCTTTAACTACATGACTTTGTGCACTATTAATTGCTCTTCGAATATCTGGATATGAAGAGTTTATTATAGCAGCAACGTCCTTAACGTCATATTCAACTTCTTTTTCATTTAACACATTAACTAATCTTTTAGCTACATCAGGCTTACCTGGTGGTGCTATTCCAAATGTCTGACATCTACTTTGTATTGGATCTATAATTTTTTCAACATAATTACATGTTAATATAAATCTTGTTGTCTTACTATATGTTTCCATTAAGTTTCTTAATGCTGCTTGTGCATTAGGGGTAAGATAATCAGCTTCATCCAATATAACAATTTTCCATCTTTTAAATCCTACTGTAGATGCATATCTTTTTATTTTATCTCTTACTGCGTCTACAGAGTTTTCGTCAGATGCATTAATATACATTAAATCAGCATCAACGTTGTTTGCAATAATCTTTGCTAATGTTGTTTTGCCTGTACCTGCTCCGCCGTAAAATAATAAGTGAGGAACATCTCCATTCTCAATGAATATTTTAACTTTATCAATAATATGTTCATTACCAATATATCCATCTAATGTATCGGGTCTAAATGCTTCTACCCAAAGTGTATTTTCTGTTACTCCAAACATAATTTATTGTTTTCCTGTTGATCCAAATCCTCCAGAACCTCTCGTAGTGTCAGCTAATGCTAAAACTGGATTCCATTCTATTTGTTCAACTTTATTTAATACTAATTGTCCTATTCGTTCTCCATTTTCTAGAAAAACTTGTTCATGGCCATGATTAATTAAAATTACTCCTATTTCTCCTCTATAATCAGCATCTATGGTACCTGGCGAATTCAATACAGTTATTCCTTTACTAAATGCTAATCCACTTCTTGGTCTTACTTGAATTTCATAACCAATTGGGATTTCAACATATAACCCTGTCTTTACTAATAATTTATGACCTGGATTGATAGTTGCATCGTGAGTCGATCTAACATCACATCCGGCACTGCCTATAGTTTCATAACTAGGAAGATCATTATTTGATTTGTTTATTACTCTTACTTCCATAATTAATTTTGTAATTGAACTAACCAATAATTAGAATCAAAATCAGTACCTGTAAAATCTATTCTAGCTAATCCATTTGAAGATATATGCATTGTACCTTTATCACCTTTATTTGCAGTTAATACTTCTTTTAGTTTATCAGCTGAAAAACAAATTGGTTCTAATTCGTTTGCTGTGCCACCTATTTCAAAAGTAACATTGTCTGAATTAATAGTTGTATAATTAATAATAAATTTAATCTTACCATTCTGAACTTGCACTGCAAAATTCTTTGCGTCAGGTAATGCATTTTTAGCTTTTATAAATTTATTAACAAATAACTCATCAATATCAATTGTAACTTCATATTCAGGTTCTGCGTTAATAGTAGGAACTGCTGGAATTACAGAAGTATCAGCTAACATAAAAGTCATTGTTGTACTTCCTTCTTTTATTTTCATTGCATAATTTTTGCCTTGTGCATCATTAACTTCAATATCAATTTTCTCTCCAACAGCAGATAACATTTTAGTTAATGCTCCGGTATGATTAATACCTAATTCTCCTGACATAAATGGATCTGTTTTCCATTTAACTTTACCTACCACGGTTTGATCTACATCTATTAATTCACAATTAACAGATTGCCCATTTGCTTTAACAGTTACAGCTTCACAGTTACCTGCTAGATAATATCTGTTAATAAATGATTGTAATTTACTTTTTTCCATTATTCTACCTTTTATGTTTTAAAAAACTTATTAAATTGATTTGCATCAGTAGTTGATATACTATCACCACCAAATTTCTTGTATGTCTTTTTATATGTTGCATAAACATTCATTGCGTTATCTGGATCATCAAACATTGCATGTAATGATAATATAACATCATTTAAATCTTTTGGAATTGCTGTTTCTAATA